ACTCTAAGCTCCTCAAGATAGAGGCGGTTCACTTCTCTAAGATTTCGAATCTGAGTAGCAATCGTGTCTGCTTCGTGCATCCAGTAATAGAACACAGCCTCTGATACCATCATGGATCGTGACCTAGTCTTCCCTCTACCATCCGGTTGCTTGTCCATCCATGCCGCAACACCGGGGTCTAAGGCATAACTACGGGTAACTTTGCCCATCAGAAGTCCTCCAATGGGGGGTTGCAAGCCTCACATAGCCATCCGACCACTTCTCCTGTGGATCTATTATGGATGGTCAAGGTCTTGCATGCAGGGCAGAAGATGTATTTCTCGCTCATTCTTCTTCCTCCCAAATTAAATCTACTAATTTGAGCCATAAGCGCGACATATCCTCCAAAATGTCGTTTATCTCGCTCAATCGAACCACCCCTCGTCCTCTGGGTGCCTCTCGAGACCCTCAAGTCTCCTGATCAGGGCATCCCACTTGCATTCGAGGCGATCTAAACGTTCGACCAGTGCCTTTACCTCTTCTCTGAGCAGTTGTTCACTCATCTGCAGTCACCTTCCAATCAATGCAATGCTCGTCAAGGAGGATTCTGAGGCCCTCTAACATAGTCTTCAACTCGCGAACTACTGCTTGCTCGTACAATATGGCATTATTGGCGCGATCATAGACGTCTTTTCTAATCCATTTCGTCCCATCATAGGTAATCGACTTACCACTTGCGTTCACTTTTACTTCACTTTCAATTTTTGTTGCATGGTCTCCCATGTTTCTGATCAGAAACTGCATTATTAATAGACATATGCCTAATATTAGTCTAGGTAGGTAGGTGCGATCCGCCGCAGGCGGTCGCTCCGGCCTACCTATTCCTAGTCTCGAGGTAGCCTGTCGGCTGGTGAGGGTACCTCTCCTTCAGAGTCCGAGGACTAAGAAGATTGGCCCCATCACCCCCCGGCGGGGGGGGGTTCAGGGGCAACCTGTTAATTTATTAGCGAGTTTTTTTACAGCGTGGATCATGGCAAAGAACACCTTCATGATAAGGGGAAGCGTCACCACAGCAGGTGACGACTCATACGCACAAGCAGAAATAGATCTCGGGTCCTACACAAACCTCGGCTCCTCAAAGCCGGAAGTGTTGAGAATACACAGGGCACACGTGTACATCACTGACACCGGAGGACGCCCAGCTAACATGAACGGCGACAAAGCCGGCGATCTGTGCTGGCAATTGACAACGCAAACACAATCTGCGCTTGTCTTAGCTACCGATGACAGTTTCCTTTTCGGAGGAAATGCAGCTGTACGAAACCCAGATTCCGAAGAATTCGCACCATCTCAGGCATTTGAGCAACTGATTCTACCTCAGGACTACGTAGGGGGAGCTGTCGTCGCTGTACCCACGCTATTCGTAGGCGCACTGAGTGGCACCCAATTCACAGAGTCGGTTGTCTTCTCGGTGATCCTCGAGTGCAGCACAGAAGCAATGAGCAAGGCTAACGCTGTCGCTCTGGCTATCTCTCAACAGTGATGGCCTATGGCAGAAGTGCGCCTGACCATGGAGGAATACAACGCCCTCCTACGAATGCAGTCCTCAGAGAGGGAATCTGAGGGTGCAAGGTTAGCGGATCGCCGAGCCAAGCCCAAAAGAAAGGGAACTCCCAACCCTAAGATGGCTAAGGCTCTCAAGAAGGCTAACGACTGGGGTAGGACGAAATCCGGCAAACTACGCAAGGGTGTCTCGCAGGGTGACATTATGCGTAGAGCCCATATGTTGAGGAGGAAGATGTGATGGCCGCCAAGAAGAAACCCAAGACTAGATCTAGGAAGGTGAGGAACGGATGAAGAAGATAGGAGGGTGCGTAATGACTGGCCAGATAACAATAGGGACCTACAACGGCGTTGAAAACAGGCTCCAGCTATTCGATGGTAAATTTACAACTGGTTACAGAATAGTCGATTTCAAGATATCATCTAGATATCCACTAAATGCAGGAGAGTTTGTTTCAAAACTGTCTACGGAGCCTAAGTCAAACTTAGCCGAGTGGCATTGGGACGATGTTCAAGAGATAGCATGGGCAAAGGTGGACCAAGCAGCTCTCTTTACGGGCTCTGACAGATCCGTAATTAGACCTGACAATATGATTATCGAGGATTTGTATATCTCTGCTTATTCAACTTCTGAATCTGGAGATCTTAATTATGAGATTACACTCGAGAAATACGAATTCCCTGCTTACACGGGAGCCGGTTTCTTAGTTGAAAACAACTCTCAGGCTGGACCGCAATGACCGATGACCCTATTGCAAGCGATCCTGCTCTCCTCTGGACTTGGACTCGGATCGTTATTGCTCTGGTTGCTATTCTCGCTTTCGCAGTAGGCGCAACAAGCGATGAAGTAGACCTTTCTTTGCTCTCAGAACTCTAAGCTCCTCAAGATAGAGGCGGTTCACTTCTCTAAGATTTCGAATCTGAGTAGCAATCGTGTCTGCTTCGTGCATCCAGTAATAGAACACAGCCTCTGATACCATCATGGATCGTGACCTAG